GCACGTTCTGCAATGCCGCACGAAGACTGGCGATAGCTGGGGCGACACAGACATCTCCGGTGAAGACGCATCTGTACAGGCCGTGTGCAACGCCGTGTGGACTGACAGCATCAAATCTGCTTATGAGACATTTGTAGACAGCCAGTCCGTATAGGTGCGCCGATGGAAATGTCATCAATGATGGCTTGGAACATTCTTCTCACGCTGGTCATAGGGCCGGCGTTTTTTATTTTCCGCTCCATGCTGGCAGAAATCAAACGTATCGACATCCTCTTGAACCGCACACGGGAGGACTACGCTACACGCACTGAATTGAAAGAGGACATGCAACAAGTCTTACAGGCACTGCATCGTGTTGAGGATAAGTTAGATCGCGCGCTAGGCCGCTCACAGTGACGTGGAATTTGTGCATGTGTTCTTGCTGTACGTCTTCTTAGACGGTACGCCTAAAAGCAAGGATATGTACTTTTTCGATGTGGATGATTGTGTGTATTTCGCACAACGCCTTCACAAGCAAGGCAGCAAAATAACTGCCTACTGCCTACCCGCCAAAGTAAACCCTGACACTACGCGAGTGTACTGATGATAGATCCGATTAGCGCCTTCGCTGCGGTCAATACCGCCGCGTCCGCAATTTCGACCGCCATCAAGGCGGGCAAGGATCTGAGCAGCTTGTCAGGTCCAATCTCGAAATACGCACAGGCGGAAGCACAGCTAAATTTTGGTGCGGCCAAAAAAAAGAAAAGCATATTCTCCAAAATGTCTGGCGCGGAACAAGCAGGCATTGACGAGTTTTTCCGCAAAGAGGAATTAGCCACTTTGCGCGACGAGATGCGGTCTGTGTTTCAGTTGTACGGCAAACCCGGTGCCTGGGAGCGCCTACAGGCAGAGATAGCCCGTCAGCGCGCCTTGCAGAAGGAAGAATTAGAGCGCAGGGCCAAGGTGCGGGAAACGATTGCTGTATTCGTTGTCGGCTTCCTGATCGTCGGCGTGGGTGGCGGTGGAATATTATTATGGATTCTGTGGATGAAGGGAATGGTTTGAGCCATGTCCACGACACGGGGGATGATCGGAGAGTTTATCACCTGTGCCGCTATCATGTCCTTGTCGCAAGGGTGGAAGGTCATTCATTGCCCACAAGATCAGATCGACATCATTGCGTTTCTTGAAGACGACTTTGTGCGCGTGCAAGTCAAGGCGGCAAGCCTGCGCGCTAATAACAGCAGCCGTAAACCGGGCTACCACTTTCAGAACGGAAGCGGGTCGGCCAAGAAGAAACTGCCAGATCCGTCCAAGCAAGACATCATCGCGCATTGCTTCCTAGATGCACGTCGCTGCGTCTTCTATGCGGCGGAATCCGTCAATCAATACAGCCAGCGTTATTCGCAGTCATACCCATTGCGTCCTGACCTTGAACAAGAGAGTTGGGACAAAGCCATATCAATCATCAATGAAAGGCAGCTATGAGCAAGCTAATTGAGATGATCAAAGAGCATGAAGGTGTTGTACCGCACGCCTATCAGGACAGCCGTGGTTACTGGACGATTGGCGTAGGGCGGTTGATTGACAAAAGTTTGGACGGCGGGCTGTCTGATGCTGAGATTGACTATCTCTTAGCCAACGACATCAAACGCTGCCGTGCGGAAGCAGAGCAGTACCCGTGGTTTAACAAGATGAATGAACCGCGTCAGGCCGTCATCCTGTCGATGCTGTTTAATCTTGGCAAGCCGCGCTTCGATAAGTTTCAGAACATGCAGGCCGCTTTGCTTGTAGGTGACTACACCCTCGCAAGCCATGAAATGCTGGACAGCCGGTGGGCAAGCCAGGTCGGTAGGCGTGCGATTGAAATGTCAGACATGATGCAAAGCGGTGAGTGGCATGAGTAAACTTATCTTGGAGTACCGCATCGTCCCACGGCTGATGATGCTGACCATGACCGGCGTTTACATTCGTTGCATTGAATGGGCGTTGCATCAGCCAGATCTGTCAACGCAACAGAGCGCACTGATCAGCGTAGTCACAGGCGCAATGACAGGCGCATTTGCTGTATGGGTTGGGAGTGAAAAGTCATGATCCAGTTTCTTACTCCGCTTGCATCGCTCGCAAGCACATGGCTTGAAAGCCGTGCCGAACAGACCAAAGCGAAGGGCGCAGTAGCTAAAGCGCGCGCCGAAGCTGAAAGCCAAGCAATGCTGACCGCAGCTACCCACGACAGCAAGTGGGAGTTGATTATGGCGCAGTCCACGCAGTCCAGCATACGCGACGAAATCGTCACGGTGATTGTTCTGATTCCCGTGGTGCTGGTGTTCGTCCCGGGCATGGAAGACGTTGTGAAGGCAGGATTCGACCGCCTCAACGAATTACCTGAGTGGTATCAGGGTCTTGTGTACGTTACCTGTCTTGCCGGATTAGGATTGAAGGGCGTAGACAAGTTTCGCAAGAAATAGGAGAGACACAAGGAGAGACATTTGGCTGTAACCCACTGAAATCTCTATAATCTAATGGCGGAGAGAGTGCCGAAGAAAAATAGAAAAATCAATGGGTTATTAGATTAGTGTCTCGCCATATGCGTCACACCGGACGCAAAGGTTCTTTTCGCATATTCACGGGCTTTTTCACGATAGTCAGGATGGATCTGAGCATAGTGCTGTTCAGTGATTTTCACTGTCGAGTGGCCTAGCGCATCGCGGATCTGTTCCATCGGTACGCCGTCCAGTGCTGCGCCAGCCGCCCATGTTGAGCGTAGATCATGGAAGCGGAAATCAACCAAATGAAGGCTCTGACACAGTGCCTTAAACTCCGGGTGGATGTTCTTCACCCGCTTGCCGTTCCGCTCAATAATGTGGCCAGTT